ACTTCCGACAGGAAGTTATCGTGGTCCACTTCGATGAACCGGCACTTTTCAATCTCGCCGATTTCCGCGTTGTGGAACACGTCGCCCGGCTTCAAGTACTGCCGCCAGGCATGGAACTCCGGATCGTCCTTGACGCCACGGCAGGCCTTGGTCGAGGCCAGGACCATGTAGGCGTTCCCTTGGTAGGGATCGACGTGCAAGGTCTTCCGCATGTAGTCACGGATGATCTTGACGTGCGCCACCGTCATGTTCGTGGTGCCGGTTGCTGAAGTCACACCCGCATCCGTGGTGAACGTCCCGCCGACGGCGCTGGTTGGGGCAAACCGGATCTGTCCGCCCGTGATGGCCGTCCCAGAGACGGTATCGAGCGTAAGCTTCATCTGCTTCTTGAGGGACTTCTGAATCGCGTTCTCGATGTCGAAGTGATTCAGGATCTTGACGAGCCTGGTAAAGCCGACCCCGCGTCCGAACTCCGACACAGTGATGGAGCGCGTGCTCATCGCCATGGCGTCGATCGGCATCTTGCCCGATTGGGACAAGACGGCGGACGTCGGTTCGGCAGTGTTCCGAACCCGTTGAATCGTCACGGTATCGCCCATGTTGGCCCCAAATCCGGACTCCGGACGGGCAAACTGGACCACCAGCGTTTCCGCGATGCTGGCGAACCGCAACTCCTTACTGAGAGCATGGTTGCGTGAGACGCCGGACGTAATATCCGCCGACCACTGGAAATTTCCTGCCATGATGAGACTCCTCTATCCCCTCCGCCGTGAGGCGTTACCGCTCCGCACGTAACATGCGCGAGGCGTTTGTCCGCTGGGAGTTCCGCAACTTCGCCAGATCGTCCAAGGTTGAGCCAAGTTCGCTCTCCCCATCACGCTCTGAGCGCGTCGAGCGACGTTCCCCACTGCGCGAGCCTTCGCCAATCACGCCGTCCATGCTAGAACGGTGTTTACTCTTCTCCTCACGAAACGCGGGGTTCTGTCTGGTGGTTTTCACAAGGTGCTCCTTCAGGAGTCCCACGAGGTGCGGGATCTGTTCGTCGTTGGGCATGCGTCGGTCCCATCCGGGATCGTCCTGAGACTTGACCGCCGCCATCGCTCGCAACAGCTTGAAATTGTCTTTCGACAACCCTTGCCGTTCGAGTTCGTCGAGTGCGACCTGCTGCGCCCGTTCTCGCTGCTCATCCATGGTCAAGCGATGCTGGACCACCTGATTGGATGTTTCGACACTGGCGATGCGAGCGACATCAGCCTGATGATCGGTCCAGAGTCCAACGATCTTGTCGCTATACTCGGGATCGTTCCGATCTAAGGCTTTGAGCTTGGAAGACAGTTGACGCTTGAGCCCTTCAATCGTCTTGCTCTCCTCATCCGCTCGCGCATTGACGCTTTCCCGACTCTCCCGGCCCTGTTCGACCCGCTCCACTCGTGAGCTGAGTTCCTGTAAGAGCCTGTCTTTCTTCTCGGTCTCGGCCTTCAAC